CAAGACTGCGGCGTGCGCGGATCTGATTGCTTTATCACTAAAGCCAACAGATAAGTAGCGCATGCCACAACGAGCGAGACGATTAGCCATCCGTATGTTTTCGAATTCATTTTCAACCCTTTCTTTTTGATATATAGGAGTAACCTCTAGCCCAGCAAAGTAATGGCGTCCGCACGATTCAAAGAAGCATCCTTCAACGAAGGTCTTCGACGAATTGCATACGAAGCCGCACTCACTGAGAATTGAGATGACACCATCTGCAGCCTTACGGCCGCAAATGATATCGTCCCCATACACCAATACGGGTTGCGTGCACCCCTGCGACTCACTGGCAGCGCTGCTAATTGCATAGAAGATTAAGGTTTCGAGTTCAAAAGTGAACCCGTTACCCATCGACGAGAATTTTTCAAGTCTCGTAACGACACCTTCATGCTCATAAGCTTTGCTACGGATGCTATCAAGATAGATAGCCCAGTCAACAGGCAGAAGTTGGTAAACCAACTCCAGCGCAATCGTGTCAGAAGCGGCCTTCAGATCAATCGTGGACAAACCCTCAGAGAACGCTTTACGCGCCCCTTCTTGGTTATACCACTGATCATTCAGGTTTATTCCGACACAACGCAAACGATCCCGAATGAAGCTACCGGCTCCCTTTTGGAGGAAGCCGTTCATTCGCGGTTCAACGAGGATCGTACGATCCATTTTTGCGTTCTTAGGTACAGTATCTAGCCTAGCGTAACCTTTTACGTCGAACACATCACGTGTAAACGAAAAGGGTCCCACAATCTCTTGTGGAGAAACGTTTAGCAATGCCGACGACCAGTGAAGGTCATCTTTTATCATGCTTATCGATAAAGATAAGGCATGAGGCGATACTGATATTGGGAGAGCTGTCAATTTTAGATCTCGGAATGCACGCTTCCTAGGTAAACCTAGTGAAGCGCCTTTGCCCCACCCGCAACCATAATCCACTTTAAAACAACTAAAAGGTCCTAGTAAACGAGCGATTTTTCTTTGTGCTTCGTGTAATACGCTGCACAATCTGGTATTTGATGCCAGATCACTCGAGTTCCTGAACTTTCTATTCGTCGTCAAGCACATTCTCTCAGAGTCGACAAAACTCTTAAGAGCCACCGATCGAGTGTCGATTCCGGTTACGAGACCTTTCCATTTCGAAAGAAATGAACTGATCAAGTAGAGTCCGGCGAAACTCTCACTATCGGTGGAAAGGAAATCTAAGGGGTTACAGTCTAGAGTAGCGAGTTGAGACTCGTCATACAACAGACGTAGGTAGACCCCCAAAGATCGCGGAGTGTCCAATCTAATACAGAGCGCTGCTAAAGCATTGCGATCGGCACCTATTAAAGTGTGTGTATTAGTCATGATTCAGACCCTTGTTAGTACATATTCCGCAGGTCGTCGACAGCGTCGCAGACAAGCGGATCACCTAACAAGCTCGTAGTGTAGCCACGAAGATCTCTACGATCTTGACGTGTCGAACGCTCCGGGAGATCCATTTGGATCGTAACGGAAGGCACATATGCCACCGTTGGGGCTGAAACATAACCGGCTGAATTGTTCCCCAAAGTTTCCAATTTTGGGGTCCAGATGCCGATTTGGACTCGGTTCCGTCGTTGTGAAGACGAAACTGTTCCTGGCGTAGCACGAGGAGGTTTGACTAACGAGATCGAAATCTTGTTATAGCCGATAGCGGAAGCCGTCGACTGATCTTCAAACCACCAAATGCC